TCTTTTCTGTTGAAGATAAAGCTACAACAGAACTTAGGAAAATTACAGCGGGAAGTAAAGCACTAGCAGCTAGTGCTGGTTCTACCTCTGTACAAATACGCAATTTGGGGAATGAGTTAAAGAAGGCAACTCAAGCAACTGGTGCGACTGCCGGCTTGAAGTCTACTGAGAAATCAGTGGCTGGATTAAATAAACGAATTATACCCATGCGGCAGGCTATTAATGGAATGGCTGAGCAAGCTGCTCAAGATGCTACCAGGGCTAGAAGCACTATTCGAGAAATGGCGTCAGAGCCAGGGGCAGATAAAGGCCAATTAAGAGAACTAAACCGCCAAGCTCGCCAAACAGAAAACTTATCTAGGAGAATAAGAAGACTTGGCGAGGAGGGAATGGTAACTAGTGGTAGTTTGAGGAGCCTGTCTCAAAACTTCTCAGGTGTTGCCCAGAAAGGTAATGTATTCGGGGCTAGTTTCAGCAAAATTGGCACAGAACTCAATACAATGTCCAATAAAATGAAAAAGTTTGAGGGTGAATCTACCCGTGCAATGAGTCGGGCTAATGCTGGAACTACTAACTTGTCGGGAAAACAAAGACAAGCTCAACTTGAATCTAAGAAATTATCAGAGGAATTTCATAGACTAAGTTTGTCGGGAAATCTATCTGGTGCTACTCTAAATAGATTAGCTAGTCGAGCTACTGCTATTGCAACATTAGCTGCTCCTGCATTACAATTGCGTCTTCAAGGTGTTTCTGCTAGTTTGAGGGAAATGGCTATCCAAGCACAAGCTACAGAAGCTACTATGAAGAGAAGTGGAAGTCAATTTGGTTTCATGGAGGATGTTAGTGAAAAAACTCAGAAGGGTTTCCGTAGATTAAGCGCAGCTTCTCAAGGTCTTATGTTAAGCATGGGGGCTTTGGATGGTAACTTACAATCTCTTGCATTTTCTTTGATCTTCTTGCAGTTCTCTGGTGCTATTAAGACTTCTCTAGCATTTGCTGCTTTGAGTGGAGCGGCTATGATTGCGTTTAAGGGAGTAAAGAAGTATCTCGATCAGCGTAAAGAGATGAAATTAATGGCTGATGCTGTTAATCTTGTCAGTGGTAATACCCAGGCTTTTGTCGTAATTCAAGAGAAGGCTAGGGCTATCGTATCTGAATTGCCCATAGCAGGAAAAGATGCAACTGATTTCATAAAGGGTCTAAGTTCAATAATGACTGAACTTAGAGTCAGAGGGATTGAGCCTACGGAAGAAGCATTGCAAGTCTTCACTTCTGTTATGGCTTTTCAGATGGAGGGCCGTGGTAAGAATGCTAAGGATGCTATGAATGAAGCTGCAACCTCTGTATTAGACTTTGCCGAATCAACTGATAAGACTAGAGTAAAAATGGAAGACTGGAAAGAGGGCATAGCATTTGACGACTTGCTGAAATTAGGAGCTGATGCCCTAGATGATTTCGCAAAAGTTGGAGAGGTAGATATGGGTAAACTTCGGGGGTTTATTGAGGATGGAACAATAAAACCCACTGAAGAGTTAATTAAAAGCATAAAGGCGGCTGGTGATGAGTGGAACATACTAGCTATGCATGAACAACAAGCGATAATGCAACTACTAACAGATGCAGGTTTGGCTGTTAATGCACTTGATGCAAATGCGAACTTCACAGTTGAATCATTCAAACAAGCTTTCGAGGTTATGATACCAGCATCACTTATGGTCACAATCGAGAATATTAATGGTATTACTCAAGCAATCGAAGATATAGATCCTAAAGATAAGACTGCTGAAATGGAAGTTCTATTTCAAAGAGCCGCAGAAGCAGCGAAAGAAGCCAGAAAACAGGTTGAACTTTATAATTTAGAGCATCCAGCACTACTTCCAGGTGTTCAAGCAGAGAAAGTAGTATCAGATTTAACATATCCCCAAACAATGACACCCTTCCATGAAGATCGTCGTTTTATGGATGTACGCGATCACACAGTATCTGATGCTACTAGTAACGCTTGGCAATTTGCTGGTGGTTCATCTAGAGCACCTATGAATCCTTTTGATCTTGAACAAGATTTTATTCGTAGACAAGCTCTTAATGAACGCGCTTCGCTCACAACCCCATCTAATTTAGAAATGGATTACCAAATGCGAAACCCTGGCGATTCTGTTTCAAATATCACAGTGAACGTAAGTGGTAATTTCACTGGAACTCCTGAAGAAAATGGTAAAGCTATTTCTCTAGAAACTGCGCGAGCACTTAATTCCTCAAGTATGGGTTATAATCCACGAATAAGTAGCTTATGAGTATAACTATTACAATAGGTGGTATTGATGTTACCGATGCAATAGATTTTCGCTCTATTGCTATAGAACAACATCAAGAAGTTAAGGGTGATACTCTCTCGTGTAACATGAGAAGATATGATTCTACTTACGATGCTCCTACAGCTGGAAAAGAAATAATAGTTCTAGATGGTTCAACTAAAGAATTTGGAGGTGTTATCTTAGAAGTTACTCGACGGCAGAGAGAGGGTAATTCAGTTGACTATGAAATTCGCTGTTCAGATTATGTTTATTACTTAGACAGACGACATCTGAATGATATATTTGCCCTTCGAGCAAGTTATCCTAATGGACAATCTATAGATGGTATTATGTCTGCAATGTTAGATTCTTTGCATGTTTTAGCTCAGAATGATAATGCTGCTCCTAACCAAGATACTCATTATAAAGATTTTGCTACTGATAAGAGTAAAATTACGTCTCCAGCTGGAAAAACTTATCCACTACTCAAAGAGCAACGAGTTGATAGGCAAAGACCTTCTGCTGTTTTTGATTTACTAGTAGAAGCCGCTGGAATGCAATGGAAGATAAATTATGATAAGCAAGTAGTTTTATTTGAAATAGAAGGCAACCCTGCTACTCATCTACCGATTGAGGGTGACTTTTATACTTTGAATGTAGAAACAAATCAAGATGATTTTTATGATATGATCGAAAGTGAGAATATTCAAGGGACTAGCACAAGACCTATTATTAGAGATGCTCAGATTAGAAGTACTGTTAGTACTTCAGATACTTTTGAAGTTAGGTCTGTTAAAGAAACGAAGTATGGATTATCACATAGACCTTTTTCTCTAGTTGACATCACAAGTGTTACAAAAGCTGGAGTAACCCAAACTCAACACTTAGATGGAGTTGCACGTGACATCCATGATACAAGTTCTGCGACTAACAGTGTATTTATATATCTTGGTCCTGCTGGACAAGAGAATGCTCATGTAAGGTTCCCTCCTGGGAATTTATCTGTATCTCAAGAGATAGTGGTCACATACAATTATTCTACAGTAGATGACCATGAGAATGATGATCCACAGGCTAGGCAGATTTTAGCAGATAGAACTGGTGGAGATGGTGTTCACGAATTTATCTTTAGTCAAGCTAGTGATGTACGAGTAGCTGATATGGAGACGTTAGATCATGTCAGTGATCTTATTTTAAATAGAAAAGCTCAAGTTCAAAGAACCGGAACTTTTTCTTCACTAACTTCAGGTTGGGAAGCTGGACAGGTTTTCTATATTTCTTGGCCTAGTGAAAATTTATCCTATTTGGCATATGTTATCATTGTACGAAAGACTGTTTTGAATCCCGTTGGTAGCGATCCTATATTTGAAAATAGCATTACTTTCTCTAACATTCCCACAGGATTAAGATTATGATAAATCCAATGCAGGCCCTAGCTAATATGGTAGTTATGCTAAATGATGAAGTATTTGCAAGAAAACCTAGTAATCCAAATAAACCATTGAAGAAGGCTTCTCATCCAGCACATACACTAATTATGATTGATGATTTTAAATTTAGGGTAATTCCAGCTAGTGTAAGTTATACATGGGGTTTGACTGGTGCGAGTGATGAGACTACTACTACACCTCAAGCTGGCCGTTGGTCAGTTACAGCCCATTGGGGGGCATAAATGTTTGCACAAGGTTTTGTCCACTGGGAACTTCGAAACGAATCTACAGGAAAATTAACTGGGAAAGGACTCGGACAAGCTGAAACTTTCTATGGTAAAATTCTTAATAAGCTTTCTATGGGCAAAATGCACTTGCCTTTTGGCAAGAGAAATGCTATAGTAAATCATGCGAGGAATAAGCTCGCTAATGCATTAATTGGCACTGCTATTACTTATCCGACTTTTGTGGCAGTTGGGACTGGGACTAACGCTGCTACAGCATCTGATACAGCTTTGCAAACTAAGGTTTTGTACGATGGTACTAATGAAGCTAAAGTAGTAGATACTAGGTCTTTGAAGGGTGACTATGGTGCTAGGTTAGTTGTTCAATTTAGCACAAGTGAGGCTAATGCTACAATACAAGAAATAGGTTTGTTTGAAGGTAATGATGCTGATGCTAATATGTGGGCAAGGGTATCAGCTACAATTACCAAAACTTCTTCGGATAGATTGACTATTTATTGGTACTTATTCTTTGAGAGGAATCCTGGATTGGCTCTTAAAACTGGATCATCGCAACAACCTACTCCTTCACTAGTTCAAGGAAGTTCTGTAGCTGCTTCGTTTAGTCCATCGGTTACTCTGTTGAGAGTCCATAATAATACTGGCGGTAATCTTTATCTACGTCTGAATGGGGCTTTAGAGGCAGATGCTACACCGAATAACTACGATAGTATTGTTGGGAATGGGGAAGATTTCATTCTCGACAATGAGGAAATAGATATTTCTTCTCTGGGTTTGAATAATGTAGCTGGTGGAAGTTTCACCTTGCCGGATAATAAACTGAGTATTTCTGGATGGTAACTGCAAAAGCTGGAGCCAGTGTAAGTGCTAGTGGGACTGTTGGTAATGTAAATCCCTCAACTGTTACATTCTCACCCTCAGTGACTTTTCTAACTATTGTGAATCTAGTTACAAATGGAACTCTGTATGTTAGGTTGAATGGAAGCCTAAGTGGGGGAGGTCTACAGGGATATGATTATAAAATAAATACTCTTGGGACATTAACAGTATTGGAAGAAGATATAGAGATAGCTTCTCTTAATGTTTTTATATCAGGTGCAGGGGCAAGTGTAACTCTTCCTCATGCGAGTCTTCAAATCAGAGGATGGTAAGTACCGCAGCGACAGGAACTATAACTCAGAATACTATTTCAACTTTGACTTTTCCAAGTCTTATGAATAAGTTGATGCTTTATAATAATACTGGTTCTCCTTTATGGGTTCGATTAAACAAACCAATACTTATACCAGGAAACTCAGCTGATGAGTTTGATTT